CCACTTCGTGTGACAATAATCCGAATTATTGTATTTATTATTATAATTTATTAACAATCACAAACATATTTATTTAACCCTTAACCCTTATTTTATGAGCTATTCACAGATTTACACACTCTTTAATGAGTATTTAGATAGCATATACCACGCTGGTTATGCCGAGCAATTAGCTATCGAAGATTACATAAGCTATATTTTCCAATTTGAACAATTTAAAGAAATGTTTATATGAATTACGTAAAAGAAATTGAAGTACACTTTAAACCTCGTTTAGATATTACTACACTTGAGAGTATTATATCACTTAATGATTGCCTTACTTTTCTTAGAAAAATTTGGGCTGATGATATTGAATATAGGGAACGTTTCTACGTAGTTTATTTAAACAGAAAAAATAAAATTTTAGGCTATTTCCTTTTAAGCGCAGGCGGTAGCTGTTCAACTGTTGTAGATATTAAAATGGTTTTCCAACCTGCTATATCTTTACACGCATCCTCTATAATTATTGCACATAACCACCCAAGCGGCACACTTGAACCAAGCCCACAGGATTGTAATTTGACAAAAAAAATAGCAGATATTGGATTAATATTAGATATTAGAATATTAGACCATATCATTTTGACTGTTGATAATTATTATAGTTTCTCAGATAATAAACCTCATTTATTATAAGTTTCAAAAAAAAAAAAATTGCTGCCTTTGGGCAGCAATTTAATTTTAACTATTGCATTTGTTAAAATTATCTACGATTATTATCGTAGTTTTTTTTGTCCTTTCGTTTTATTTTTTATCGGGCATATTTGCAACATGGTTATCAATCCTATGCAACCAGTTATTACTATTAAAGAGGTGATGGAATTGCTTTATAATAAGTATAATAAAACGCCTTTTTCTTTGACTTTTGTTTCTTTAGATTTTAATAGAAACAAAGGTGGTGATATAATAAGACTTGAGAATTGTTTAGTCCCTCGTGCTTCATTTATAACCCAAAGAACCAATAGCGAAATACTTACCAGCAAACATAAGCCGAATCATCTTATTAATAATACGATAAATGTTGCTATTGGTGCAACCGATAGATTAGTGAAAATACATATTGATTTAATTACAGAATTTAATAATAAAAGAGTTATATGGTAGAAAGTGCCGCTTATTTTACACAAGGTGAAAATTTATATACATTTTACGGTATTTCGCAAAATACTTTAAGTAAAATGACCCCTGTAAATTCTATAACATTTAGTGATCAATCTACAGAATCAAAGGTTGATGATGTTACCATAAATGAGTTTATTAGCAGTTTGGGCGTTGCTCCATGGGGTGCCGATAACTTATATCCACAACAGGCGGTAAAAGATATGCGTAGTAATGCTTTGGCTATGCGTGCTTTAAAGTGCAGAATTGATATACATTATGGCGGTGGCCATTTACTATATAAAGATGAAGTAACCGAAAATAATGCCATTAGAATAACACCGGTTGTTAATAATATAAATTTTAATAATTTCAAGAAACAAAATAATCTTGTCAATTTTCAAGCTGGTATTATTTCTGATTGGGAGTGGTTTCGCATGGCATTTTATGAAATTATTTTATCTAATGATGGCAAAAAAATAAATAAAATATACCACCAACCCGCTATGTTTTGCAGGTTTGGATTAATGGATAAGCAGAAAAATATCAATACTTGCTATATCAGTAGCCGTTGGGGATATTTTAATTCTGAAAATGATGTAGTAGCTTTACCGGTGTTAGATTTTGAAAACCCTTTGGATGATTTACATAGATATATTAGTGGTGGTGGAAAAAAACGTAATTTTATCATCTGCGAAAAAATAAATGAATTAGACCATGTTTATTATTCGTTCCCTTATTGGGACCCCATACGCAATACTTGGCTGGCAGTAGCACAACAAATTCCTATTTTAAAAGAAGCTATGATAAAGCACCAAATGGTGTTGAAGTTTCATATTAAAATTCCTTACTCTTATTGGCAAAACAAATATAATGACTGGAATAATCCTCTTGTTTACACTAAAGAATTGCAAGCCGAAACGATTAAAAAAACAATAGATGAGTTTAACGAATTTCTTACTGATTCTCAAAATTATGGCAAATCAATTATAACGCATTATGGGGTTGACCCAGTTTCTTTAAAGAATTTTGAAGAATGGAAAATAGAACCGATTGACAATACTAAATTCAAAGACGGTGCGCATATTTCAGACAGTCAAGCCGCTAACAGTGAGATTGTAACAGCATTAGGGGTTGACCCTGCTTTATTAGGAGGTCATTTACCCGGTGGAAGTGAAGCAGGAAGTGGTAGCAACAAACGTGAGGCATTTACCATACACCAAGCACAATGCGGCTTAGATAGAGAAATCACTACTCGTTGGTTTAATTTAGTGCGTGATTACAACGGCTGGGATGAAGATTTAAAGATAGGATTTAAAGATATAGATGCCAGCCAAACCTTAAATGAAAATCCAAATGGTAAACAAACAGTAACTAAAGTATAAAGTATGATTCTTGCATCAACAACAGCCGAAATAAAAAAATGGGTTTCTGTGTCAAATAATTTTGAACCCGAAAACCTTATACCATCTGCCAATGAAGTAAAGAAATATATCATTGACATTATAGGTGATGTCATGTTTAATGAACTTATTTTCAACTATCCAAATGCACTAACACCAGAGCAAACTGAAATATTTCCTATCATTCAAAAATCATTTGTTAATCTTGCAATGTGGCATTATGCCGACAATGGTGGACAGCTCGAAATTTCACAAGCAGGGTTCCATATTAACACTTCAAAAGACCGAAAAACCGCTTTTGAATGGCAGATAAACCAAGTAAAACGAGGGTTTAAATTAAATGGGTTTAATGCCTTGCAAGAATTATTATTATTTCTTTGGAAATCAAACCCCACGAGTTACTTACTTTGGCGTGGAAGTGCCAATAAAGACGAGCATTTACAGTTTTTTTGCAATGATGCTATTGCTTTTTCAAGAGGATATAATATTCAAAAAAATTATTTACTTTTTTGCGAATTAAAAGATACCATTACTTTTGTTGAGCAGCAATATATTATTCCGGTTATTCAAGAAGTTGTTGCCATTGACTTAAAATCTAAAATTAAAACATTATCTCTTAACGGAATTGAAAGTTTATTAATAGATAAGATAAACTTAGCATTAGCATCAATGGTTATTTACCACGCAATTCCTAAGCTTGCAAATATATTTTCGGAGCATGGTGTTTTTGAAAAATTTAGTTCAATGAATATTACCGCTGATGCTTCTAATCCGGCACGTGATACTACATTGAGCCTTAGACTTAGAGAAGCGAACAATACCGGCGAAAAATATTTAGTACAATTAGGTAGGTTTATGTTAAACAATGCTGATGAATTTCCTTTATACGAGCCTCCTACTGAAAACAATACTTCGATAAATGACATTAAAAAAAGCATATATATTGCTGGGCTATGAACAAAATAGGCATTAGAAATATAGAGGTAGAAATACCCAGTAAATGGTCAGAAATTGACAAACGAAATTTGCTGTACTTGGCAACTAAATTTCCGTTTCAAAAAACTTACGGATTTGCTTTATATTTTTTCTTTCACGTACTTAATTTACCAAAAAAACCTTTACTTGCTTTTGCAATAGCACGCAATTTTATTTTATCAAAGAAATTAAATTTAGCATGGAAAAACGATCAAGCTATGGAATATGGCGAAGAAAACATTTTTGAAACTCAAATTTTAATTGCGCTACACCAGCTTGATAATTTTGAATGGCTACATACGGATATGCAATTTGAAAAATGCTTGATTGATAAATTTTCCGTGAATTTGAAAAAATTTTACGGCCCAAGAGAATACTTATCTAATGTTACTTCTGATGAGTTTCGTCATGCTGAATTTTTCTTTATTAACTACTATAAAACTTCTGATATTTATTTCTTAGATAGACTTATTGCCACGCTTTGGCGAAGAAAAAATTCTGCTAACTCAATGGAAGATATTAGAGTACCATTTAGTGAATTTGATATTGAACAAAATGTGAAAAAAATAAAAAAATTGCCTGATAAATTAAAATTTGCATGTTTATTATGCTATACAGGTATGCGCAATTTTCTTGTAAATACTGATGCAGCAAAAGCCGCCTTTGACGGCGCAGAAAGTGGAAGCGGTAATGTACTTAATAATTGGGGGATTACGTTACTTAGAATTGCCGAAAATTCCACTTTCGGCAGCATGCAGGAAATCAAAAAAACATTCATATCAGAAATTATTTTATATATTTCTGATATGAAATTAAGAAATGAACGCTTAACTCAAAAAAATTAAATGTACCTACAATCATACATACAAATGTGGCAAGACATGTGCAACCAGCACCTGCCGAGTTTTCAATTTTACCGACTTAACCAAAACGAATTAGACGATGCACTTCGGAATAGAGTTCAGTATCCAATTCTCCAACTTGAGGAATACGATGGTGAGTTTAAAAAAAGCATGGGTGGTGCTAAATTTATCGACAAACAAGACTGTGCAATTCTTGTTTTAGATAAAATAAAAGTAGAAGATTACAATAGTGAACATGCGCAATTAAATGATTTAAAAGCTTGGGCAGCGCAATTTTTTGCTAAAATTTTGCACGATAATTTATTGCAAATTTACTGCCCTAATGATATTATTAGCCTCGATGAAAATTCTATTAAATATTACTTGACAGATACGTTAATAGAACATGTAAGAGGATGGAGAATTGAGTTTACTTTATTATGTCAAGCAAAAGAAATGAATTACGATAACACACAATGGCAACCTTAATTTATGGCACTTACAATATTTGATGGAATTAGCGCAATTACCGCCACGCTTGTGCGCAATCCTATAGAAGCAAAACTACTTACCGATAGCTATGTGGTTACTCCTGCTGTTGAAAATAATTTTTATATCACTATTAAAATTTCCACTGCCGGAACTCCAGTTGCAGACGATCATTTTAATTTAATTGTGGGTGGCATAACGAGGCAACTCGCTTTTAAAACTACGCCCAATAATACTGGATATGAACTTCCTTTGCAAGGTAGCGATTCCATTACTGCCTATGCCCAAATATTGCAAGATAGCTTTAGAGGGTGTCCTGTTTTTTTAAATAATTGGGAAATTACTGCCGAAGTTATAATGGGTGATATTTACATTATTTTTACTTCCGCAGTTGATATAACCGCAAAAGCTGTAATTGCATCTAATCCGAGCCGATATATCCTAAATAATATACCCGGCGCCGCACCGCTATATTTAGAAAATTACCTTGCTAATGTTGCACTGTTCTGCGAAAAAATAAACCTATCTAACGATTATGAAAAAATAATTGATTTATATAGTTTCCCTTTTAAAATGGAAGACGATTATATAGTAACTTTTAGATTAGACAGATTACTATATGATTACATGGAAAAAACCTATTCTGAAAATTTAAAAACGGCACTTCCTTTTTCCTTTAATTACCCTAATGCAAACCACTTAGTTAAGCGTTTCTATTACCGTTATTACGAGTCTTATGGTAATCCATCTGTAAAGTATATGGTTAAAAATTCTTCTACTTATAATGGCTTATTAAGCGGATTGGGGCACTTATCATTTAAGCTAGACAATAGTTTTAGTACGTCACCTTTTCGTTTTCTTCACCATTATAATATTGATGAAAATACACAAATGATAAAACAATATGTAGATATTGACCAAACAGTTTGGGTATATTTTATGTTTAATCCAAGTGATAGCTATACTTGGGATATGATTACTAAAATATATAAGGTTGTATATTTTAATGATGGAACTACCTATACAGATGAATTTGCTAATCCTACTGATTTTATTGTGCCAATAAATACGTGTAAAACATTTTTCCTACCCGCAGGATATTATTACCGTGGCGTAGGGTTACATAATACTGCCGAAAAGAAAGCTTATATGTGGGATATTTGCATTGAATTTGATGAAGAAAAAGTGGTGAGCAAGCGTTTTATTTTAGATTGTTGCGATGCACAATATAAAACCTGTTTAATGTATCAAAATTCAAAGGGTGGTTACGACACTGTAATGCTTACGGCACCTAAAGAATTTTCATTCGATATTAATGACGGAAAAGAAGTAGAACGTATATTACCTGCATACTACGAAAAATTTGATAGTCAATACGAAGCAACTACACCTAAAGTACGCCAAACTATTAAAGCTAATTTAGGCTATAAAAAAACAACTGATTTTGATAGCATGAAAGAAATATTAATGAGTAAACATGTATTTATAATTCCTAAATATGATGATGAAATGTTTATTCCTATTAATATAAATAGAAAATCAGTTGTATTAGAGAGTGAAGATGATTTTGAAAAGAATTTTTCTTTTGAATTTTCTCCTGCTCATGATTTTAAAAACCTCGAAAACGATTTATGGTTAAAATAGAAGTAAATGGTAAGTTTCTAAAACTATACCCAAATCAGCTTATACGTTTAAAAATGCGAAACCCAATAATGTATGAAGATGTACTTCCAAAGTATTATTCACTACCATTTACTATTCCTTTAGGTGATGGCGTAAATAGCTTTATTTTAAAATATCCGCAAGAATGGAAAAACCAGTATAAGCTAATAAATAAAATAGATTGCTTAGTTTATTTATTTGGCGATACTAATCCTCGTAGAAGTACTTTAAATATTAATACTGTAAGTGAAGATGCCGCCGAATGTAATATTATAGTAGATAGAAATGCCGATGATTTGGGTGATACAAAATTACGAGATGTTGATATGGGTACGTTACTATTAGAGGATAAGAGCATCTGCCGTAAATCTATACGAATTGATACACGAAGCAGTTTTAGCACCACCGGTAATTTTGAACTTACAATATCGGGCCATTTATTTACGGTACCTAAATCACTTTGGGCAGCCGATGGCATTGCGGTAATTAATAGTTTCGCCAGCCAAATAAATGCGGCTAATATTGGCATTACCGCTTCTTTGCAACAAAATAATATTGACATGGGCGGGCCTGGGCATGGCCATGATTTAAACTATTATTTAGATTTAAAAGCTACTAAAGTTGGCACTGATGGTATTTTTACGTTAGATGGGTTAAACGATCAGATTACCACATTAGATTATTACTGGAACTTTGCTCTAAACGGTAGTATTATGGGCGCAACCAACGTTGCCGCCGAATATGATTGGATTAGCGATCATGTTACTTACTCCATGATTGAGTACAAAAAAATAATAGAAAACTATAATGCCGATACTTCACCGGTAACTTTTCCGCTTGTCGAAAATGTAAATTTTATTGATGATGCCATCAATTACAATGGCTTTCAAAATTCTGATTTATTTACCGTATCTGCCGATTGGAATAAAATTTCTTTTATTACGCCAATGCCACATTTAGTGTATGTTTTAAAAAAAATATTCAAATATTTAGGTTTCGATGCTTACGGCATGTTTTTATACGATAATTATATAAAGCGTTTTATTTTATACAGTAATGTTGCCGCCGATTGCCACGTGCAAGTATATGGCGTAGCCAACCCAAGCGACAGCTATAATAGCTATTTACACCATGGCAATTTAGTAAACATCCATAGCAGTGTAATTAAAATTGCCAACCACTGCCCAGATATGACGGTGAAAGAATTTTTAACCGAAATACGTAAACTTTTTAATTTAAAATTTAATTACGATTTTGTAAAAAAAACTGTAGAAATTGATTTTATTAGAACAAGTATCCCAAATATTGTACAAATATCTAAAGATTTTACACCTAATATTGTAAATAGATGGCAATTAAATAATAACGGTAGCGATGCTGACGATATTAAACTTTTTTCGTTTGATGAAGATAGCGAGGATGAAAAAAGCAAGCAATTAGGAGTATTAGATTACCAAAAGCCATTAATAATAAATCCAGACGGTAAAAAAGAAATAAAACCAAAAGTTAGTTCTATAAGTGAAGAAATAGCAGGAGGTTTTAGCACCGTTGCGGTAGTACAAATACCCGGCGTTTATAATAAGCAAGGTACAGCTTGTAAATTAAAACTATTGCAGTACTTCCATACGCCAACGGTACCAACGGGCAAAACTATTCCTAATTGGGCAAAAATACCCTATTATAGCACCTTTATTTTACTGCCTTATGCTTTTAATAAAGACCAATATTATATGTTCGACTATATCAGTAATTGGTCGTTAAGGTGGGACACCGCTAAAGGTTTATACTCGAAATGCTGGAAAAATAAAGTGGATATTTTAAGAAATGGCGTTCAACTAAAAATAGCTATGACGTTTAACGCAGCAGAACTTCAAAATATGGAAAATACTCCTTATCATAATTTAAACGGCAGCTTAGCTATTTGGCAGGATATAGATGTACAACTGGGTGATGATACTATCCCTCCTGCTGAATGTATATATCAGATTATTTAGCTATATTTATAAAAAAAATTATGAAAAAATTACTTTTTATTGTAATGCTTTTCCCTTTTCTAATTTTTTCACAAAAATTAGAAATAGTTAAACAAAATTCCTTTTTGCACCGGATGCCAAAACTAACGAACTTTACATTTTACACCGAGAGTACCCAGCCTGCCTAATATGGGTAAAACAAACTACTCCTATTCGTTTTGTTATTTTAGATTGGTTTGAAGAAGAAACCATCCCCAACGAAGAAATTTTAGAAATGGATTTTGTGCAAGAAGCAAAAGATTTCTTTTTTTACCATGTTAGAAACAATATAGATAAAAATTAATATGAATACATTAGAAATATTTAAGTATATAATTTACCAAGCTAACTGCCACCAACGTACTGGCGTTGACTATGCCACAATATCACTTTACCGCCGGTGGCTCGAAGGTGCTACAAAAGGGCGAAAACCCACCATTGAAAAGATGGAAGAAATTATAGTAAGATATGGCGCAACCGTCATACAAGATAAATTATGGAAACTTAATTAAAATAAACGCTATTTAAGTTTTTTACTGTTTTCCTTAAAAAGCCACCCAATATATGGGTGGCTTTTTTGTCCTTTAATTTTTGATTTTTATACTGCTATTTTGTAAAATGGAAGAAGATAACGTTAAACTACAGTTCATTCAAAATGCACTTACGCAGTATGGAGAAGATGTTATGGCAAATATGGTTAAGGAAATAAACAGATTAGATGCAAAAGATACAGAAGCTCTATTAAAATCTATTACTTATAAGGTTGTACCAGCTAATCAATTCGCTCAAGGAGAAGTTAAAATCATATTTAAAGAATATGGTAGAATGGTTGACATGGGAGTTGGGAGAGGACGTTCGCTAAAAAATACACAAACAAATCGCAGGAATAAATATGTTACTCGAAAAGCTAAAAAAATATATGCACCGGTTGCTTTTGGGTTAATAAATAAACTAATCGGTAGCTTGCAATATGGATTAACTAATGATATAATTAATAATATTAAATCTCAACTTAATAAATAATGAGTACTAAAACTGATATAGTAAATCTTGTCGTGCGGGTAAATGGCGACAATGCTAAAAAAGAATATACAGAGTTAAAAGCAAGAGCCGCCGAGCTATCTGTCGAATTAAAGGGTATGAAAAAGGGTACTGACGAGTACATTGCCAAAAGCAAAGAATTAAAAGAAGTACAAAGTCGCTATGAAGCCCTTAGAAAAGAAATGGATTTAAATAGCCTTTCCATCAAAGACCTAAAAAAAGAAATTTCTAAAATGAAAGCCGTAAAGGCGGAATTAGACCCCGCAAGTGAGGCATTTAAAACGCTAAGCGACAAAATTAAAACGGCCGAAGCTCGAATGAAAGACCTTAACGAAGGTGGTTCTTTTTTATCTCGCACGTTTGATTTTCTAAAAAAAGAAGCCATGGGCTTCGGCGTAGTAATGTTAGGTGCACTCGGTATTGATTATGTTATTGGAAAAATTGGTAATTTAATACAGCGCCAATCAGAATTGAGTGATAGTTTCGCCAAAATACGCCGCACTACCGGAATGACACAGGAGCAGGTAGAAGGTTTAAATAAATCACTTTCTAAAATTGATACCCGAACTGCAAAAAAAGAACTTAGAGAAATTGCAGTAGTTTTAGGGCAAGTAAATGAGGCCGCAAGCGTTGAAAATATTGCCGCTATTGATAAAATAGTAGTAGCATTAGGCGATGAATTTAAAGGAGGTGCCGAGGAAATCTCAACATCTCTCTCTGTACTCCGTAACAACTTCACTACTTTTAAAAGTAACGACTATGCCAAAGACATTGAACATATAGGTAATGCATTGGTAGTGCTGGGGAACGGAGGGCTTGCCACTGCGCCTGTTGTTACGGATATGGCTACTCGAATGAGTGGTGTTTTAGGCACATTCAAAGTTACGGCAGGGCAAACCTTAGGACTTGCCGCCGCAATGCAAGAAATGGGTATCACCGTTGAGCGTGGCTCGACTGCCGTAACTAAATTGGTGCAAAAAATGACACAGCACCCGGATGTGTTTGCAAAAGTTGCCGGTGCTAAAACAAAAGAAGAAGTAGCCAGTTTTATAAAATTACTTAATGAAGATGCCGTTGCGGCACTTTTAAAAGTAGCTAAAGGGAGTAAACTCGCTGCAAACTCAAATGTTGAGTTTGGCGAAATTTTAAAAGAATTAGAATCAAGTGGCGCAGGGGTGAGTGAGGTACTTTCTAAGCTTGCCGTAAACGGCGATTTAGTACGGGAAAAGATGGATTTAGCATCAGAATCTATTGCAAAAGGGGATACCATTCAAAAGAATTTTGCTATCAGTAATGAGAATTTAGCGGCTAAAGTTGAAAAATTAAAAAAACAATTTGCCGGACTTTGGGAAAGCGAAGCCGTAACTAACTTCTTAAAAAGTGCCGTAGATGGTGCGTTTAAATTTATTGGTGCTTTGAAATCACTGGGTGGTTTTATTGAAAGAAATTGGTATTTAATAAAAGCGATAATATTGGCGTATGGTGCTTACTATATAGCATCTGGCAGACTTATAGCAGTAAAAACTGTCGAGTTGGCTTTAAGCAAGGCAAAGATTGCTGCATTAGCAGCTGAAAATTTTGCAATAAACGCAATAGTACTTATTATTAGAATTTTTACCGGTGAAATATTTAAAAACATTGCCGCATCTGCAGCCTATAATTTAGTAGCAGGTGCCATGACGTTAAATATAAATAGGATGGTAGCAGCATGGCGATTGCTTACGGCTACAATGTCGGTAAACCCTATAATTGCTATTGTTACAGCATTAACCGCCGCTACTTATGCCATTACCGGTTACATAGAGAAAATGCAAGCTGCTAAGTTAGCACAAGAAGAATTATTAGATAAAGAGAAAACAGACGCTTATATTAAGTATAGGGCTGATACTTTTAAAGCCGAAAGTATTGCTATTATTAATGATATTAAAGAAGGGAATAAAATAAAATTACAATTAGATTTAGAGGCGTTGGATGCGGCTAACACTATTCGTTTGCAAGAGATAAAACAATTAAAAGCAAATGCTGATGAAAAACAAAAAATAGCAGGGCAAACAAAAATGTATGTGAAAGGATACGGTGTATATGGTTATATAGATAAAACGGATGAAATAATTGAAAAAGATAAAAAAATAGCGGAAAATGCTATGACCAATTTACAAGATGCACAAGCCAAACAAGAAGAATACGCCAAACTAAGGGCAAGCGTAGCTGATAAATTAATTGATTTAGATAACCAACAAATTGAACATGCAAAAGAATTAGCAGCCAAAGAAAAAGCAGAGCTGGAAAAAAGAAAACGTGATTTAGAAAAATACTTGGAAGATGTAAGAAGAGAATTTGAAAAAATTGCACAGTTAAAAGACCAAGTAGAACGTGCCAAAATAATGGCAATAGAAGAAGCAAACGCACGTGAAATTTTACTCTTAGAGCAATCTCATAAAGAAAAGGAAACTGCCATAAATAAAGAGATTGAGGACGAAAGAACAAGGATAACTAAACTTATTAATGAAGGGAAAAGACTCGGGCAGAGTACCGCTAAATTAAAGGATGAATTGGTAGAATTAGACCGTCAGAAAATGTTTTTAATTCTCGGAAACCAAGAAACTTTTAACCGAGAAATGGAAGCATTAAAACAAAAACAAAGAGATGATGCCGAGAAAAAGGAATACGAGGCGCAACTTAAAAACTTAAACGATTTTAATGCCGTACAAAAATTAGTTTACTCAAAATTATATGCGGATGGATTAATCAATAAATATGAATATGATACAAAATTACAGGAACTTGATATTTCCGGCAAACAAAAATTAATAGAAATAGCAAAAAAATACGGCATAGACGTTACTAAGGTAACACAAGACCTTTACGATGCAGAAATAAAAATAATGACAGATAGTATCGCTCGGAAAAAAGCATTACTTCAACGTGAAGCAGATTTTAGAGTAGAATTAGCGAGATATACAGCATCTAAAAATCCAAACAGCAAAGATGCGCAACAAGAATTGCTACAAGCACAACTGGCGCAGCTGCAAACACAAATGGAAATAGAACTTGAAATGCATATTGGACATCAAGATGAAATGCTACAAATCGTTAAAGAATATGATTTAAAAAAACAAAAAATATTAGATGAAGCACATGCAAATCAGATAGGACGTAATGTTGAAATTGCAAATCAATATATACAAATATTTAATGATGCGGCACAAAAAATATTTGATTTTAAAGGGCAAAAAATTGAGCAGGAATACAGAGCAACACAAGCTAAATTAAGCAAAGAACAAGCCGACAATGAGCAACAGTATAAGAATAGGTTACTATCGGACGTTGACTATAATAATCGCAAAAAAACCAACCAAGATAAATTGGATAAGGCTGAGAAAGAAGCCAAAAGAAAGAAAGCAGTTAATGATAAATTAGCGGCTATTTTTAATATTATTTTGCAAACTGCACAAGGTATAGCAACAGCCGTGGCGCAATCGCCGTTTACTGGTGGGTTACCTGGCTCCGCTATTGCTGCAACTATGGGTGCTCTCGAATTAGCATTTGTTACTGCACAGCCAGTTCCGCAATTCTATACAGGTGGTTATACAAAAGTAAAAGGCGCAGAAGATAGTAGAAACTATGACGCTAAATTATTACCCAATTTTGGAAGTGGTTATGTTAGTACACCTGCTATATTAGTAGGGGAAAGAGGTAAAGAATATGTAGTAAATAATTCCGCACTAAACAACCCTAAAATAAAATTTATGACAGATGCAATAGAAGGACTTTCGAGAGGGTATATTTCACAAGTAGATTTTGATAATATATTTTCAATACCGGCACTACAACAGCATTACAAAGGAAGTTATACTACTCCAGAGAATATTCAAATACCAAATATTAACAATATAAATGATACCAAACTTCAAACAAAATTGATTGAAGTATTTACAAAATTAAGTGGGCAAATAGATGCTGGAATTACAGCAAAAATTGGCGATAATGCGATTATAGATTTTAACAAAAGGAATAATTATTTACAGCAGATAATTGACGATGCAAATTAAGTATTTACTTTGCTTAAAATTTCGCTCATCATGCTTTTTAAATCATCAATAGAATTTCGTATATTATCAATTTCATTACTCTTAGAGCGTTCTGGAATATCGCCAAGTTTAGGAAAATTAATTCTTAAATTGTCTAACATTTGCGGGTTCATTGTTCGCATATACTCGTTTAATTGATCTAATGAGTGATGTCCAGTTTGGAGTTGAATTTCTTTAACATCAATGCCGTTCATATTAGCTTTAATAATTCCCGTATGTTTGCCGGCGTATAATTTAAAATCATTAGGAATATCAAATTTTTTTCTAAAATTTTGCCAATGTATTCTAAAATAATTTTTCCCAATTTGTTTTGTTGAAGGATAACCTAATCGTGAAAAAATATAACAATCTCTATCATAAGTATGCAAATTTAAATTTATCATCTCTTGATATAAATGCTCGGGTATAGCTACTATTCTTTGCTTATGTGTTTTAGCAATTTCAGAATTTATAGTAATGGTTTTATTTATAAAATTTATATTTTCAATTTTCTATTTTCTGAACCTCGTATAAAACCATAGTGTGTAAATAACATAAATAGCCACATCTGGCTATCATATAAGGGTAAATTTTGAACTATTATATTTTCAATTTCAGAAGTATAAGTTTTATAAGACTGGGTAATTTTCTTTAATGTTTTTAATTCTCTCCAAACATTATTTATTTTTAAAGTGCCTGCTAATTTCTTTGCAATATCCTCCCAAATAGAACCAAATACTATTTTATAATTATTATACGTATTATTTTTATACCCATTTATTTTTAAGTACATAAGAAAATCATACGCTATTTCTTTGGAAAATTTTGCTATTGATATATTATTATAGTTATTATTAATTAACCATTCTTCTAATATTCGTACTTTAGACTGATAACACTCATAAGTAGTTTTATCAACCAAAACCTTTTTATCATTTAAAGCTTTAGTCATTAAATGTATAACGCCGGCAAAATTATGTTCTATTGGAGTACTTTGTAGGCGTTTCGCACCTCTTAAATTAGGCAAAGGTTGCTTTTCTTTAAATAATTTCTTAATCTTCTCAATTTCCGCTAAGCGTTCGCTAACAGTATTATACTTATTAATTTCTCCGTAATATTTCTTCTTTTTTAAAACACCGGTTAAATAGTCTGGCACACGGTAAATGATAAACCATTTTTTGCCGGTAATAATAGTATTACCATAAGTTGCCGCAGAGGAAAAAATTTTTTTTTCTATTGTCATCTTCAATTTTTTTGAAGACCTGTGCAATAGCATTTAATCAATCAATTTAATTAGAGGTCTATTGTTGACACTCTAAAAGTCAAACCCTTAATATTTATTGAGGGTTTAACAAAAAAGTCGGGATGGCTGGAAACTACATTGTTTTGCATCCTATTGATTGTCAAATCCATTTAGGTCTATTGTTAGGTCATTTGTTTTGTAATTGTTTCAAATTAAATATCATTTCTTTTTGCAGTTTTATTATATCATCCTTATCTTTTATCATTTCTTCTAATAACTCAACCCTATTATCTAAATTATACTTAATTGGTGGTTCATTTAAAATAAACGTATTACCTATTTCATCATACATATTATCATTTATTGTCAAAAAATATAAAGGTGAAATTTTATAATATTTATAAATCCAGTAAAGTGTTTCCGAACTTACATATCTTACTTGCGACTTACTTCTAAAATTTGAAAATGCATTAAAATGTAAATGTAGTTTGGCTTCAATTTCAGCATTGGTAAGTCCTTCTTTAGTTTTTATGTACTCTATAAAATCTAAAAATCTGCCGTATATCTTTTCTTTTATATCCATAAATTTTTTTTTAAAAAAAATTTAACTAATAGTTTGTTTATTAAAACTATTTGTTATATTTGCCAGCAATTACCATTATTTACCATTAAATATATGCGGAAAAATAGAATAAGTCAACCTTACGATTTCATAGAATATTCTAAAATATATATAGAATACTCTGACAAAATAACTCTTGCACAGCTAAGTGGACTGAGTATCAAAAAGATATATCATATATTCAATGACGGGAAAGGAAAAAAACATGCTCTTATAATCGCAAGGGCAATATTAAAATTGTTAGAAATTAAAGGAATTTCTGACCCGATTATAAAAAAAGCAAAAAAAAATTTTACTTTTAAATCTAACAAATAGTTATAATGGCCTACATCTCAAACTCTACTATTGATAAAATATTTGCCGAAATTGATATTATTGATGTGGTTGGTCATTATGTTGATCTAAAAAAGAAAGGGAATACATTTGAAGCTTGTTGCCCATTCCATGATGAAAAAACTCCATCCTTTACGGTTAATCCATCAAAAGGACTTTACAAATGTTTTGGATGTGGTGAAGGTGGTAACACTTTTCAATTTGTGCAACGTTATGAAAAATTAACGAATGCAGAAACGTATTTAAAGTTAGCCGAAATTTTAAACATTAAAGTAGAGTATAGGGAGGACGATAAAGAGTTTAAAGAGAAAAGAGAAAAGGAAATTTCGGCACTCGAAATTTTAAAAGTTGCTGCCGATTATTACCATAAAAATTTAAATCATCATTCCGAAGCCGTTGCCGAGTTAACACAGCGCAATGTTACTACTCATGATATAAGTAAATGGCAGTTAGGGTATGCAGATGGTAGCAATTATATAGCTACATCAATGAAAGAATTGGGTAAATTAAATGATGCGTTATCCCTTAATATTATCAAGCAAAACGGAAATTCAACTTACGATTACTTCCGCAACAGAATTACCATTCCTATATATGATGTTAAGGGCAATACTATTGCTTTTGGGGCAAAAGGCTTGAATGGCGAGAAACCTAAATATATAAATTCAACCGAAAGTGACTTATACAGTAAGTCGGCTACCCTATTCGGATTATTCCAAAACAACGAAGCAATAAAAAAACAACGAAAGGTATATCTTACTGAGGGGTATTTTGATGTAATTAGCCTTTCAAGAATAGGCTTAAATAATAGCGTTGCTACCTGCGGTACTGCTTTAACGGACGAGCAAGTAAAGTTGTTAAAGAAATATACACAAAATGTTATATTGTTTTATGATGGTGATGATGCCGGTAAAAGGGCTTCTTGGAAAGCACTATCTATACTTTTAAAATACGGCATATATACTTCTATCGTAACTAAAGTAACTGAGGGATTTGATCCTGATGATATGGTGAGAAGTTTAGAAAAAAATACCCCTTTTACCGAAGAACGTAATTATGATTATTATGCGAACGAATTTAAAGAATGGGTAGAAGAAAATACAGAAGATGCATTAATTACCCTATCTACACAATTATATATTAATGCTGAAAATGCATACGAAAAAGGCGAAGCCATTGCTAAAATAGCAGAAACTGTAAGCTATATTGCCAATATAACTACTAAACAAGAATATATAAAAGAACTATCTACATTGTTAGATATTAATAAAACAACCTTTAAAAAAGAAATTGAGAAATTTGAAACCGAGCGCATTATTCAAATAAATAAAAAATACCCGGAAAAAGCATCAAATGAAGCCGGTCCACAAACCGAAGATGCGCAGGAAGATTATAGAAAATACGGATTTTGGGCAGATGATAGAGAAGCCTATTTTGGCTACCATTTTACTACCAAAGATGGTAGAGTTAAAGTAAGCAATTTCTTGTTAGAATCGCTTTATCTGATACACTCAAACAAAGATTCTAAACGGATTTACAAAATTAAAAACGATAACAATATAGAACGCATCATGGAGTTGCCAATAGATGCAATGACTGGCCTATCAAAATTTCAAGCAAATATTGAAAAACTTGGAAAATTTATTTTTGAAGGCACACAAGCACAAGTGAATAGATTAAAGCATAAATTATATGAGCAAGAGAAAACTTGTTATGAGATAAAAAATTTAGGATGGCATAAAAATAATTTCTGGGCTTTTGCAAATGGAATATTTTTTGATACTAATTTCTTAGAAATTGATAAACATGGAATAGTTAGCCATAACGACATAAACTATTTTATACCAGCAATGAGCCAAATATATTCTGGTGATGATGCGAGCTATAAGAATGATAAAAAATTTTTACACCTAAAAAAAGGAAAAAATAAATTTGAAGTATGGGCAAAATTATATACTAAAGTATATGACTTTGGCGAACATAATAATGGCACTATTTCCATTTTATTCACCTGCGCTGCTGTTTTTAGAGATGTTATTTTCCAAGAACTCGGAAACTCATTCCCTATATTATTCCTTTTTGGCCCTCCGGGTACTGGTAAAAATCAACTCGCTTACTCTATACTTAATTTATTCGGGCAACCTCAAGATCAAGTAAATTTAAATAGTAACACTAAAGCAGGTTTAACAAAACGTATGGCAGAATTTTCTAACGCCATAATTTTTTTAGACGAATACCACAACGCATTAGAAGACGGAACACATCAATTTTTAAAATCCGTTTCAGACGGACAGTCAAGAACTAAATCAGAAATGACCTCCGATGAAAAAACAACTTCTACCCCTATACGCAGCTCCGCAATAGTAGCCGGACAAGAAAAGCCTATATCCTCGGGTGGTGCTCTTTTTTCTCGATGTGTTTATCTGCAATTTCAAGAACGACCTTTTAATAAAGAAAAATATATCGAATTATTAGATATTCAAAAAAAAGGTATCACGAATATTTTATTAGAAATTATAAACAATAGAAATATTATTGAAAAAGAATTTAAAAATACTTTTGATTTAGCCAATAAAAAAATGCATGCTTTAATTGATGCTTTTAATATTTCGAGAAGAGAACGCAAACAAGGAGTATTAAAAGTAATGGATCGAATACACAACTCTTACAGTGCATTATTAGCCATTTATTACTGCTTGCAAAACAATTTAACCTTTCCTTTTGGCAAAGAAGAAGTTGAAATAATACTATTTGATGCCATGAAAAGACAATCTGATATGGTGAGTAAATCTAACGATGTATCTATTTTTTGGGAATATATACAATCACTTTTTTATTCAAATAGTACCAACAAGTTGGAAGAGGGTAAACACTTCAAAATAGCCGACAAGAGAATAGGCGATAATATACATCAAGTGCTGTACCTGCAATTCTCCAGCGTACACATGCTCTATCAAAAAGAATATCGGCAATCCACCGGAAAGCCAGCAATGGACAAAAGTAGTTTGCAAGATTATTTAAAAAATAGCAACGAATTTTTAGGAGTGGAATCCAGTACTCGATTTAGAGATGACTTTGGTAATAGCACTATTAACTCCTCTTATTTATTCGACTATGAGAAACTTTCTAAATATATAAACCTTATAAAAATTAAAGAAAGTACTAATGGCAATATTGCCAACAATATCGATGAAATTTTTTAATAACTAAATAAAATAACAATGACAAAAGGAACACTTTATTATGGATCAATTTCACTAAGTAAAATTTTAGAAGAAGCCAAAAAAGATATGGAAACAGATAAAATTTACTTAGGTAACTTAAAATTATCAGAAGCTAAAGAACAGCCACTATCTAATGCGGATACGCAAGATATTCCAAACGATATAGATTTTATTTTCTAAATAAATATAAAGGAAATGGGAGTTCAAATCATTCCAACACTTACACGACTTCGTAATTATAACAACTGTTTAATACAACAGTATTTCGGTCAAGTGGCAGAGTTAACCACTAATGGTGTAGATCTGATAGGTACCATATCAATGGTTGAACATGTAGATATTGGCCCAATAAATATGTGCGTTAAATTGTTGAGTATAATTCCTATTAGAGCCTGCGAGTTAGAAAATAAAGACCAAGCCATATATATAAATACCGAAAACGTTATAAAAATTCATGATTTATGTGGTTTTGATGCCAAAAACTTACCACTATTCCAATATTATACTGGATTAAAAGGAAATAAAACGGTAGGACTTTATATTTTTAAAAATTTAAATTATTAATTATGATTTATGTAGTAATCGCTTTAGCAACTCTTTTGGCAATCTTCGCATTTTGCGAAAACCAATACCATAGTAAAAACAATAAAAAAGAAAGACACCCTGATTTTGAACCTTTAAAATTAAATCTTAAAAACAAAAAAAAAGATAATCATGAAAAATAAAATGACCTTAACTCAAACCCATATTCATCCTTACGTATTTCCGGGTTTGAATATCATAAGTAAAAATAAAATAGGGTACAATGCCATTAAAATAAGCAATGCTAAACTATTGGAATGGATTACCGAAAATTACCCAAATACGTTGTTGCGCTCACGCAAACGGCATATCATTAAAGAGAGAGTAGCACTTATTTTTACTATAAATAAGTATATACATATATTTAATAATGCAAAATGCAATATTTCAAATAACGTATTCAAATTAAACCACAGTACATTTATAAAAATGGTTTCAAATTTTAATGATATGAAAAGTATGTACAATAAGCATGGTTTTTTTGAAGAAGAAATGTTATTACAAAAAAAAATAGAACTGAAAATAATTGAATTGTAACGATCCGTGTGTTTCTGAAGAACGGGCTACGGAAACCGAACGAAATAAATATAAACAAAAATAACAACTAAAACTGCAATAACAAAAGGTGCTTTCAACCCCGTTTTTTAGAAACACAGTGTTAGCCGTTCGTTTTTTAAGCAGAAAATCCACACCCTAAAGATGCAGATTTTCCAAGATAAGACCTCCGAAAGTGTGCAATTAAGCATCAGAAGTATATTAATACAAATATATGAAAACAATAACAGTTAATAACGTTCGCTTTGTAATTCAAGCGTTTGATAAACACAACTTTTTTAATTTAAGTCCGATTGATAACGGGGATATTCATTTTGATAAGAAACTTGGATGTCTTCAATTCGATTTACGACAGAAAAAAAATATCATTTTTCATACTGGGAAAGATAGTACTTATTCTGTGGATTTTGTCTCAAAAATAAACATTCAGGAAGTATCGTCAGAAGTTCACGCACTTTGTGAAAAATGACGGCTAACGGGTCTGGGCTTGTAGCAGTAGGGGATTAAGAATTACTACTGCTCAACTCTGCACCAAAGCCCAATAGAAGTAAATGGCTGAAAACTTGCGCTTCACCCCTATTGCTACAAACCCTTGTTAGCGGTTCGGGCTTAATATCACGAGGGTATTAATTTTAAAACAAACAAAATGAAATTAGCAAAAATCAGCACATTAGACACAGAAGAGTTGGCTTGTTATATTACAGGAATTGATTATGATGAAATAGATGCAGACGAAGAAGTAATAGACGAAAAACTACAAGAAGAGTTTGGTTGTGATTTACAACAATTCACAAATATAATCCAAAGACTGTTACCTATGATTGATGTCGGTTCAAGCCCATTAACTCAAAATCGTTACAAAGGATTTTCTGATCCTGAAAAAAAGATGTGGTTTGTCAAAATTGAGGTTGGCTCATAGCCTGACCGCTAACGTTGAAGTATTGCTGAGGGCGGGATATTTGGAATACGTCCGCCCGACGGCTTGATGAAGTTAAATAGTATTCCTGTTGCTGAAATGCGTTACGTCTGCCCCGCTTTTAGCAATACCATATTAGTGGCAGTTTTATTTAGTCATGGCAACAATTAACTACACAACATTACAACTTCCGAAAATCCTTTGGGATTACTCCGAACTGGTGCAATCAACACCGCACTTTGATGTAAGGCGGTATAAGCACAAAAAAGGTATCATCTTCCGTATTCCAAAAGCTGCGGAAGTAGGGCAAACGCACCATGCTTTTATGGAGCATGAAATAAACCTGTCAAACACTTTACGAACAGGCACACTAACAATGAAGGTTCAAATAACTTTTGTTCCCTGCCACATGGGAGTATTTAGCGGATTTGAAACTCTGAAAGGTAGCTATCATACCGATTGGGATGATGAAGATTACGGCTACGATTATTTTAAGCCTGATTACAACAATGAAGCAAATGTCAAAAACATTGTTCCATTGCCGCCAAATATGAAAACAAACCTTTACGAATACCTGAATGAAATTCTATTTAACCACGTTTCGGATGCTGATGTGATTAGCAAATATGCTGTTGACCTGGGCTGTCAAAAAGAAAAACTGAAAGAGTGTTTCATCCCTGCTCCGGTTCAAACTTCCGATACGCCAAGAGGTATCAAAGCCTTTTCTGAAACAATAGATTTTTTCAACGTCATAACGTCTGGCAATGGTAGCAACCTGTTACCCGAAAATTGCCGCTATCGTTCGAGGGCTTGGCGAAGAAGCCGATTTAACAGCACAAAAGATGAAAGTAGTACAAATGTTCAATACACCACAACAGCTTCATAGTAGCACGTCAGCGGCTTTTTTGCCAAACCCGTGTTATATGATGGCTGCGGTTAATTACCACAGAATTTAATATGGAAACGGAAACAACTTTTAATAATTTTTTTGAGCGTGGGCTAAATGTTTTATCTCTTTTTGACGGAATGTCGTGCGGTAGATTGGCTTTAGAACGTGCTGGAATAAAGATTGCAAAATACTATGCAAGTGAAATAAAGGAACACGGAATAAGAGTAACACAGCACAATTTTCCTGATACAATACAACTTGGAGATGTGCGAAATATTAAATCAGGCGATTTGCCTAAAATTGATTTGCTTATAGGTGGAAGCCCTTGCCAAGATTTTAGTAGAGGAAATGTTGTAAGAGATGGGTTGCAGGGCGAAAAATCGAGTTTGTTTTACGAATATTTGCGATTATTGGAAGAGTTAAAACCTACATATTGGCTATTGGAAAATGTGGTAATGGATGCCGAACAAGAAATGATTATTTCTGAATTAGTAGGAACTGAACCAGTGAGAATAAACAGCAGCTTACTTTCGGCACAATTAAGAGATAGGTTGTATTGGACTAACATAGGTCCGGCATCATACGATTTCTTTGGAAATAGAACCTGTGCCATACCATTACCCAAAGACAAAAAGATTAAGTTGCAAGATGTATTGCAAAATGGATTTACAGACCGTGAAAAAAGCCGTGCATTGTTAGAAAGCGATAGCCGACCATTAAGAAAACCGACAAAAATGTTTCATCGCTATTACAGCATAGGATTTACAACGGTGGTATTTAAGGATGAAAGCATTTACAAAGAAATGAAAAGGAGATATGAGGAAGGATTGCCCGGAGATGCACAGCAACTTAATCCATCAACTGAAAGCGGAGGGCAACAACCTTATATGCAAAACAGGGTTTACAGCGACAAAGGCAAAGCTCCTTGTTTAACGCAATTTGCCGATAGGTTAATGGTATTTCAAAAAGAGAATATTAGATACTTAACGCAAACGGAATTGGAGCGATTACAGACCGTGCCAGAGGGCTACACAAGTATTTTGAAAAGAGATGATGCAGCGTGTTTGCTTGGGGACGGCTGGACTATTGACGTTATCGCTTACATTTTTTCTTTTTTAAAAGGGGAGGAAAAAAAAATTATTGAAAGTTGAAACGGAACTGTCAAATGAAAACGGAATGTAGCAGCTTTCATATAACGTCCCAGCGGCTTGCCGTTCGGTGGCGATAGAAAGCACAAATGTTTCACTTTAATACAAAAGCAAATGAAAAGCACAAATGACCAAATTAAGCACTCAACCGCCAATGACGGCAAACCGCCTGTTGTGTGCCGTTATTATCATCCGTGCGTTGGTTACGGTGATTTTGTTCGAGAATATAATGGGCTATATGGTTTAGGGTTGATTATAAAATTAGATAATGGTAGAGAGTGGTTTGCTCCAATTAATGAGTTTACTCGTGTCAGATAATGGCACACAACGTTAAGGTGCTTGGCGACAGTAGCCGTTGAGCGTTGGGATTGTGCGTTGGCAGGCTATTTCGCCAAGCACGTGTTATAGCCAGTACGGTAATTGAAAACTAAAATTAAATTTTATGAAATATTTTATAGACACAGAATTTCACGAACACAAACGACCTGTGAAGTTTTTAGGAATTACAATAAAAAAGGTTTGGACTATTGATTTAATCAGCATTGGAATTAAATGTGAGGATGGTAGAGAATACTACGCTATCAACCGTGATTTGAATTTAAAATATGCTAAAAAAGATAGTTGGTTAAAAAAGAATGTTATAGATAAACTACCTGCAAAAAGGGAATTATATCCGCCACACGGAAGCCCAAGACTATGGCAAGAAAGTATGC